ACGAAACGGATGTGCTCCAGCAGAGTTACCGTTTACGAATCTATATGTTTTACCACGTGTAAGATACAAGGTAGGGTCATTGACCGCCCCGGTCAAGCCCTCTCCTGTAAATGTATAGTGGTTGCTACCGTCTGCTCCTAGTGTGTAGGTACGATCAAGAGCATCGGCATGTAGTTTAGCAGCTGTAACCTGAGCGTCTGCCAGATCAGCTGTTAGCACCTGAGCGTCTTTAATACCGCCGGTGCTTACTTGTGTTAATGCCATAATTTATGAAGGATAAGGTGATGTACCGAGTACAGCCGTATCCCATGTAGCTTTTAGTTCAGCTTCTGTTTTAGCTGCATCTATAGCTGCATTAGCCGGAGCATCTCGTAATGCTTTTTTCTTAGATACTATTGAAGTGGTATCTGCACTTGTTTCTAAAGCTTTTTGAAATTCAACATCAAGTTCTGCAAGTTTTGGTGCTCTTGCCTTTCTTATCTTGTTTTTATGAATTTCTTTAGCTTTATCCATGTTTATTCCAAATCCCATAATTTACTCCGTATAAGTCCAAGCGTCTCTAAAAGTCCTATCAGTAGGAATGTCAGATTTATTTACAGTATAAACTGTCTTATCATTCGGACAATCTTTAGCTTTTATCTGTTCTAAAGTTAAATCTGTATTATCAGCCGGAGTAACAATATTTATAGAACCATCATCATTTGCGTAAATAAACGCTTTATCAGAATTTGCCATAATTAATCGTCAGAAAAAATAACTCCATAACCATAATCGCAGTCATGTAAACCACCATATGGAACTCCCTCCATGTTAGGTGTTATAACTTGACAGGCAGTATTAGAAATGTAAGGTGTTGCTACGTCTGAATAGTTTGTATTAAAAGCATCAGCGTCAAATGAAGCTGATACAGCACCACAAGGATCAGTTAAAGTATCTTGAAAGTTAACTGTATATTTTCCAGTAGCATTATCTGTTATAGAAGAAACTCTATAACTATCTCTAATAGTCGGCCCGCCGTCTTGATTATAATTCCACCAAACTCTAGCTCTACCTTGAAAAATTTGTTCAGTTGTAGAACTATTATTACCACTTGTATCTGTAATTGTACCGGCTTTTGTTGTACCAGAAACAGTAAGGTTTCCAGCACAACTTGCATTACCAGACCCATCTAATGTTATAGCGTCTGATGATGCACTGTTTGATCGTACTTGATCGACTAATATTCTACTCATTATAAACTCCGTATATAAAATGCTTCAAAAAATGTTTGTGCACCGTTGTCGCCGTTGTTTATTGTTATATTGCCGCCAGAGTTTTGATAACAACGGACATCAACATAATCGGAACTACCATTAAAACCTATAATACTTGAGTTACGTACGTTAACATTTTGGTTACTACCATCATTCCAATTACCTCCTCTTGAAACTCTTGTTCCATTTTTAAAAAGATGAATTGCAAAGTAATACTCACCAGTAGCATTACTAAACCCAACATTAGCATTAACAAAGTAGTAACCAGCTATAGTTGGTGTAAATCTGCTAGTTGAAGTATCATAAAAACTATTACTATCAAAAACTTCAGTTTCAAAAGTTATTACAACATCACTATTATGGGCTATTGCTTGATAAGGAGAGGTTTTATTAGCATGAAATGCGGGAGGTTCAACCAACCCTGCAAAAGCTAAATTACCAGAACCATCAGTTTTAATAACTTGATTTGCACTACCATCTGCTGTAGGTAGTTTAAACTGCACGTCACTTGCTGATGGTGCAGAGGTTGGTGGATGCAGAGATACTGCATTACCACCAGAATGTTTTAATTTTATTGAACTCATATTATGTCTCTCCTAATTTTAGAAAGGTGTAGGAATTTTCATTTTTCCCAGTATTACCCTTGTACGTGGTGTTTTGTTGAAGGTTATCATAATAACCAAACAACACTTTATGAGTTGTTGTATTAGTAACATCAAACATAGCGTTCATAGATGCAGTATTTCTATTGTCATTAGAGGCATTACCAACCGCAGAAGTTGCTAAATCAAACCCATTAGACTGATTACCGTCATTCATTCCCCAAATATAATGATGAGCAAAGTGCTGAGAACCGCTATTTCTTTGACCCATCCAATGTACCATTATTAACCATTTTCCAGTTGAAGGAAAAGTAAAATGTCCGTTGCTAGTATTTACAGACATACCAGTACCAATTTTTTCAAACTCTGTGTCGTTTCTTTCCCATTGAGTTGTAAAATTGGTAGCGTATTGACCCATAGAAACATCTGAAGTTACTCTCCATTGATCTGCTTCTGTAATTCCAAAAGTTAAGCCACTTGTTTTAGCTGCTGTAACTGCACTTGCAGCTATCATGTCGGTATCTACTATACCGTCTGGTAAACCACCAACAGAAATACCTGTGATAGTACCGTTACCATTTATTTGTATTGCCATTAAACTATTGTATATGTACTACCCGAAGGTATTGTTAATGTAACGCCATTTGCTATAGTGATCGGCCCTGCACTAAGAGCGTTTTTGTTTGTTGATATTGTGTAGTTGTTAGATATAGTCTGTGAGTTTTCATAGATACATCCGTCAGCTACCGTGGATGCTACACCTGTAAGGCTGCTACCGTCACCTGTGTAAGCTGTTGCAGCTACTGTACCTGTTATGGTAACACCTGTTGAAGCTGTCTCAAACTTTTTAACATCGTTATGATAAAGCTCTACACTTCCGTTTGAATTACCTACAAAATATTCTTCACCAGTTGGGTTTTGTAATTGTAAACAACTGGATTTAATTCTTAAATCACCTGTTCCAGTATCATCAATTCTACTATGTGTTCCATCATGATAAATTTCTAAATCATTACCTGTACCAAATCTAGCTTTTACGTTGTCGTTAAAGTCAACACCATTACTACCACCAACTGCTGGAGGTATAGACACGGCGTTCGTAGAAGCTGCTGTAATACGTCCCTGAGCGTCCACAGTGATCGCTGGGATAGCTGAGGCTGTACCGTAGCTACCGGGTGTTACAGCTGTGTTAGCGAGCTTTGTAGCGTCAACTGCGTCGTCCGCAATCTTTACTGTTGTTACTGCACCAGATGCAATAGTTCCTGTTGTAACTGTGTTTGCACTAGGAGTATTTAGGTTTACTGTTGATCCGATCGTGATGATGAAGAAATCAGCACCACTAGAAGGAGCGGAGCTAAATATGATATCGCCACCGTCCAAAGCAAAACCCTCGCTGGGTTGGCTGGTTCCGCTATTAGGTTTCTGAACGACTCCATTGATGCTAACAATATGTTGCTCGGCAACAGCCCCTGCATTACTAAGTGTAAATCTATAAGCTGATCCATTGAATGTTGCACTGCCTCCACCAGTTCCTGATGAACTAGATAATGTGTTTATAAAGTATTGCCCGACTGACTGTGTTTCTTCAAACGCACCAGTTGCGCTATTATATACGAGTAATTTATTTGTACCAGTATTATAGAATAAATCACCAGCGTCGTTATTACTTGTAGGGTTCGACGAGCCAACTCTATATCTTTCGTTGAAATCATTGATGTCTCCACTAAGACCAACAAGGTCACTTTCTGCAAGTGTAGCTTTATGATAATTGTATGTCTGACTAGAACCAGTAGATGTTACGATAAAACGTATACCACTAGCTACAGTAGAACTGTGAAAGTTAGAAGGTATGTTGTTTATTGTCACAGTTGTACCACCTACAGTCCTACCTGTTGTACTTGTACCACTACCATTTACAACTATGCCAGCTGCGTCTGCTATAGAGATAGCAACACCAGATACTGGTTGTGTATTAGGAAATGATACTTCGTTAGCTATAGCTTCAAAACCACCAAATGGTTCTAACTGTGCAGCCACATAATCTACGATAGCACCAGAAGTTGGTAGCTTAGTATCGTCGTCTGTAACTGTAGTTTGTTTTAAATCACTAGCTAGTTTTGCAAGTGTTATGTTGCTGTCAGCTATCTTAACTGTTGTTACGTTTGCATCTGTAATTTTAGATGTTGTAACAGAGTTAGATGCTAGTTTTGCATCTGTAACATTTGTGTTAGCAAGCTTTGCTGTAGTAATTTGACTGTCTGCTATATGAGCAGTATCAATAGAACCATCAACATAATGCTCTGAATTAATAGAGTCATCGGCTATCTTTGCTCCTGTAACTGCGTCTGCTGCGATGTCAGCGGTTGCTATAGAAAGATCTACAATGTTAGCACTTGCAACTGTTATATCTGTAGGTAGTGTACCTCCAGCTAACTTAGCCATTGTTACAGCATTATCAGCTATCTTAGCTGTTGTTACATTAGCATCTGTAATCTTAGCTGTAGTAATTGCTGCGTCTGGAATTTTAGCTGTCGTAACTGCTGCATCTTTTATGTCAGATGTTAATACTGTTTGATTTTGTTCTTCTTGTGCAGCAAACAGTAACTGCTCATGGTTAGCATTGAGGTCAGCTGCCTTAACTGATGACCCTGCCGTATATGTAGCCTTTGCACTATCTACATCTGTATCACGAAAGATACGTATAGCTGCTGGGCTAGCTGGTATATTGCCTGATGTAAAAACTACATTACCACCACCTGTAGTAGTGTAGCTTGTAATATTGTAGTGTGTGCCTGATGATTTGATGACACCATCTACATCAACTTTTACGTCAGACTCTTGTATAGAAGGGAAAGAAAACGCTTTTGTCGCATTTCCATCCCCAGTGTAATCTACGAATGTTGTTGCCATTTATTTAGGTATATTGAGGATGTTACGAGTTTGTATTTTCTTTTGTCTTTGCTTTCTTACTTTTTCTCTTTGCTCTTCTATCAATACCATAGCTTCTGCGTTAGTAGTAACTCTAGCCCAAGCTCTACGACGTGCTTGTCTAAATATTCTATCTATCATAATATTATGGTAGTAATCTCTAGCATTAAACTCAGCACGTTTACCAGCTTTTATATCAGCATACATCTGCTCCATAGATGCTAAAATCTTAGGATCTCTAGCTA